TAGCGTAACCCGCCTTCGCTTTGCCACTCACCTTCTTAGCCATGTATCATCTCCCCATCGCTCTAATGTTAACCACACCCAATCGAAACCACTGCCACACACCACACCACACCACGCTATACAATAGCGGGTGGTGGTGTGGAGAGTGAAATGGCCTTATTCTCCACACCCACCACACTCCACCACACCCCAAGTGTGGAAGGTGTGGAAGTATCAATGCAACACGTCATCATCGCCATTCCTCATTAGCTGGTCATCCATAACCATTAGCGCGCGCTCTATCGTCCACATCGTATTGACGAGGATCTCGGTGCGGCGCTTGCGCTCCTCCAAAGTTTTCGGGTGGAGGAAGCCCGGCTCGAACTCGACGCTGACCGCCCCGATATCGTCGGACCACAGGACGGTGAGGATGCGATCCATAGCGTCACTGCTGAGCAGTTGCTCATATGCTGCGTCTATTTCGTCCATCAGGTCGCGCCCGCCTCATCCCCAGTGATCCACTCCCCGACGACCACCACCGGCACGTCACGCCCAGTCCGCTGGTCCTTCTCACGCTCGATGCGCAGCACGTCGGTCTCGATCCACTTCTTCACGATTGCGTTGACCTTAGCCTTCTCGTGCTTCTTGTCCACATCGAGATCAAGATGCAGCGCCACCACATTGCCCACCCAATTCTTGGCCTGCGTATTCTGGCGCATAAAGTCACCGCTCTGCGCAGCCAGCCCGACGTCTCGCTGCACCTTCATGGCGTCCTTGGCGCTTACCCCGTCGAATAGGTCAGGCATTGCGAACTCGGTCGCGACCCCGACATATTCCCCGTTTGGCAACTTTACGCCGACCATTCGGCGATACACCGCCTTCGCTGCCGGCGGCGCCATGTTAGATTTGCCGTCGTCCACCTTAAAAATTCCTAAAGCCTCAGTCTCGGACACGCCCAGCTTGAGCGCGTCCTCCATCGACACGCGGTTGATGACACGCGCCGCACGGGCTGCGCCGAGTAGACTGCCGGCGCCCCGGATGCTGTCGACCGTGGCGTCGTCGCCGTTTCCCTTGCGGATGTGGTGAACGAGGGACGCGGCGCAGTCTGTGACGTCACACACGGATCGCACAGCCCCGACGGCGGCGTTCATCGCGACGTTGTCGTTCTCGTTGATGCCGGTCGCCGCGACCCACGGGTCGATCGAGACCAGACCGATGTCGTTCTCCGTAATCTTGGCGGTCAAATAGTCGACCAGAGCGTCGTCGACCATAATGCCGTCGCGGTCCTGTCTGGCGAAGATGATGTTCATGTCGCGGCCCGCATCCAGAAACAGCTTACCCCGAATTTCGTCCGCCGTGACGTTGTAGTGCATCATCGCCGCCGCGACCCTGCGTTGAAGCTCCTCTAGCGGATCCTCGAGGTTGACGATCCACACGTTGCACGGCTCGTGCACGGGCTCACCGAGCAGCGGCCGCCCGGTGCAAATTGCCAGCGCCTCCACGATCTGCATCGACGTCTTGCCCACGCCGCCAGCCGAGGCCAAGACAGAGACGTTCGACCGGATGTAGTGCTGCCCGTATATCCAGCGCCGCGCCGGTATGCTCGCCGGGTCGATTGGATCGTATGGCGTCGGGTAGCTGCGCTCGGACTGCGCGATCTCGGCCTGCACCTGCGCGACCGGCTTGGCCAGTGCCAGAGCCTCACGCAATTTTTCGGCGGACGTCTCGCGCAGGTAGTCGTTGGCGTCTTTGACACCCTCGACGCCCAGCATGTCGAAGCGCACGACGTGCACGTCAGTGCTGCCGTCGCCGCGGAGCACGTCGGCCACCGCGTCCACGTCCAGATCCGGGTCGGCGCAGATCGTCACGTCGGACGCACGCGGCACAGAGTATGTGGACATGCCGGCCTTTCCAAACGTGCAGACGATTGTCGCCTCGTCGCCTACCGCCTGATAGACTGACATCGCGTCCTCTGGACCCTCGGTCATGATGATGCAGCCGCCGTCGTGCTCGTTGCCGATCCGCATGACGTTGCCGGCGATCACGCCGCGGCTGTATTTGCTTATGCCATTGTGCTCGCGCTTCTGGCCCTCGGGTGTGAGTAGAACGCTCTGGATGCCGCACACATTTCCGCTTGGATCGAGCGCCGGAAACATGATTGCAGGGCCGTCGTATATATTCGGGTTGAACCGCGCTGCATCCGAGGCTGTGCTCGCTCTCAGACCCCGTGAGTTGAGGTAGAGTAGAGCCGGGCGCACGGCGTCGATGTTCTCACGCGAAATTGCGACGCCGCGCTCCCATATGTCCTTCGCCTTGCGCATCTTGTCTGCGCGGGTCTCGTCGTCCCGAACGAGCACCTCCTTAGCCGCTAAGCGCGCCATCAGGCGGTCGAACTCGGACGGAGTGTACGGCATCGCGTCGGAGTTTTCGAGCTCCTTCGGATTGTCGCCGCCGCGCTTGAACCCGGAGCCAATGGTGGCCCGGATCTCGTGCTCCTGTAAACCCATCGCCTTCGCTGCGCTGTGTAGCTCGCCCAGCGCCGCATCAAGATTTGACGGGGCCATGTGCGCGTGCCTCCCGAGCGTAAACGCGGCCTTGTTCAAAATCTCGTTGCGGCTTCCCTTGATTGCACCGGCCACGTCGGCCACTGCGCTCTCCGCGACTTTTCTGAAATATCTTTCACTCATTTCCCACCCCTATCGTAAAAAAGTGTTGCCGCCCGCCGGAGCAGGCGGCAGCGTTTTTAGAAGCCGAACTCTGTATCCGACGCCGGAGCCGCGGCGGGTGCCGGTGCGGGTGCAGTGATCGGTGCCGCAACCGGCGCCGCTACTTCCGCGCCGTTCTCCGGCTTGTTGATCCACTTGGCGATAGAAAAGCCGACGTCATACGACGTGCCCTTGCCGATCACGATAGGCGTTGAGCTGGTCACTTGAACCACTGGGATTTTGGATGCGAAGTCAGGCGAAGCCTCGGCGTCGTTATACACTCGAGCAATAAACTGGCCCAAGCCATACGAGTTTCCGCTGAATGACGCCTGACGGCCGTCACCGAGCCAGCAGTCCACCTCGAACCCCTGCTTGTGGTTCTCAGATGGGCGAGCAATCTGCTCAGATGGCGACGGCCACGGCTGCCAGTCACGCACGCCGATGTCGATGTGCAGCCAGCCGAATGTGACGTTTTTGATATCCATCGCGAACCCGCGCGACATATCAATGTTTTCGTCTCCCGCTTCAGTCTTCACCCACCAGCGATTTTGCGGCAGGTTAGCCCGAATAAATAGTGAACTCCCAGAACCCTCTGAACTTCCGAATGAAATTGGCATAATGTGTCTCCTTGACGATGTTTGCCTTAGCCGATTTGGCTAAATGTAAATGAGTAGCGCGGAATTTGGATCGTTTTCAAGTCCCCAAAATCGTAGCCCCACTCATTCGTTGATGACGCCCTCGCAAATTTCTCGAAGGCGTATTGGCACGCATGACGTCCTTCGACGAGGCTGTCATGGTCCAATTCGTACACACCGACACGGTGTGGTTTTGTCTTTTCCACCGCAATGAACACGAAGCGGTCGATCTCGAAACCCGCCGCCTCCATTGTCATGCGGTAGTGCTGGTCCTGTATGTGGTAACCAAAGTTAGCACACTGCTTTGCGAAGCCATACGGGTCGCTGGCGATTGTCGTCTTGAGATCCACCAGCGCGCCAATGTCCCGGCGCCATCCGTCTGGGCGGCAGCGGATGTCGACCCCAGTGCCCTCGTGCTTTGCAAACACGCTGGCCTCGCAGACAAGGTCGCCGCTAAGCAGCTCCGCCGCCGCCTTGTTTGCGCGCACAGCCTCCGCCATGTCCACAGCCAAGCGGTAGTCACTCTCGGTCAGTAGCAGCGCGCCCTCCTTTTCTGCGTCATGCTTCTTCTGCTTCCACTCGAGGCCGCGCCGCGTCTCAGGCCCGCACCACACCTCACCCGATAGCTCGGGTTGCAGCACAAACGTGTGTGTCGCCGTCCCGACGTCGAATGCGGTGCTCTCCTTGCGCTCGGCATACTTGAACGTCGCCAGATCGTGCATGGCGATTGTCTTGGTCCCACTAGCGCTGAGCGCCGGGTCGAGGTGATACTCCTCGTTGGTCATGTCAAATTTTACAGTCATCTCTCTCCCCTCCCATACGCCGCTATGAGTAAGCTCTCGGCGCGGTGTTCATCCTTCTTGCGCTTCATCCGCAGCGCTAAATCAGGAAACCATTGTTGCGCCTGACGGCGGGCGGCGTCCTTATCTTTCGGCAAATTCATGCTCGACTTCCACTTGGCCGGCCGCACTTCGCTGTACGGGTGACCAGACAGGGCGGCAGTCGTGATGATCTGGCCGTAGGCAAACCCCAGCTTAAACACTGACACGACGCCCTGCTTTGGCATAGCCTGTTGTTTTTCCAGCCAAATATGCTGCACAGGGCCGGCGCTGTTGATGATATCGAGTAGCGCAATTACGTCGACGCCGCCTTCGGTGTAGACCGGCAGGTCGTGCACCTCGGCCCAGTCTTCGCCAATCAGCGCAACTCCGCCGGTGCGGTAGCCGGGATCAATTCCAATCGTAATCAAGATCCACCCCCGCCTCGTCCAGCATTGCGGCGACCGCCCGCTCGACGAGCAGCGACACGCTCATGCGGGTATTGCGGCTGTGCTCTTTGAGTGCCAAGGCGATATCCTCGCGGATCCTTGGCCCGATTTGCTTTAAGTCTCTAGACATGATGCCCTCCATTTGTAACGTAGTGTTAACAGCGCAAGGGTCAGGGCACAAGCCCCCGGCGAAATGTTTTAAAATTGTTTTCGGTGTGCTAAGGTGAGGTGAAAATAGAATACGGACACGCAAATGGACATGGATGTTATGTGGAATGGGCTTTTGTCCATAGTGATTGCTGGGGTCGGGTTCTGGGTTAAGAGCTGGGTTAGTGAGGTGACGCGTTTGCAGATACTTATTAATCGCACGCGCGAAGAATATGTGACCAAGAGCGAGAGCAGCGCCCAGATGGACCGAGTAATGCACCGGCTCGACGGGCTTGATGCAAAGATTGACAGGTTGATTGAGCGAAAATGATGCGCTTATTGCCAGCACTTCTGTTGCTCGGCTGCGCAGAGATTAAATCACCAAGCCCTCTTGTTCTTCCTTCGGTCTGCATGGGGGACGAGCATTGTGAGGCTAGAAAAAATGCAGAAACATTGGCTGCGATGGGCTTTCATGACGCTGGCCTTCGGGTTATGTGTGATGATGCTAACGTCCGAGATGTTCTGGAGGTGGAATGCGAACCAGATGCGCTGCCATATCCCTGATCTTGCTCGGGTCTCTATGCTATGCCCAAGACGGTAGTGTTGAAGGCGACTTCAACAGCAACACGGGAAACAACAATAGTTCCGTCGAGAGCAATAACACCAACGAGACATATCAGAACACATACAATGGTCCCGGCAGCTCTCCCGGCTCGCAGCCGCCTCCGACAGCCGCCGCGCCCACTGTGATGGGGGCTGGGGGTCAAGATAGCTGCCTCATGCCCAAGACCAGCGGCATACAAGTCAGTTTGTTTGGATTTGCGCAGGGCAACATGGAGCAAGACCCGGAGTGCAATCGCCGCAAAGATGCTCGCCTCATGGGCCAACCGCAGCCGCACGGCCTTGGCTTGCAGATTAGCGGCCTGTCAGTGATGTGCGCCGCGCCTCATGTATTTAAGGCAATGGCCATGTCATCTACGCCCTGCCCTATCTATAGTGTAACTGAAGCGCGAATTTTGACAGGCCGAGACGCATATGAGGCCATGCGTTTAAATCCCGAGATTTATGTGGTAGGATACGCACAAGATCAGAGCTTCTGGGATGCGTTTCTCAGAATGGACTTAAAGGAACTGCCAAATGTTCAAACGGCTGACAACAATCGCCCTACTCTCTCTGAGCGTTTCCGGCGCACACGCTCAACAAACAACGGAAGTGGGCGACCTTCAGGACGCGGCGACAGTGATCCAGCAGCAAGTGGAGCTGGCGGCTCTGATGGCTTACGCAGCGACTGATATGGCAGGGGCAGGCCAGATCATTGCGAACAACAGTCTGGATGAAGCTATCGTAACCAATGAAATGCTGGCGAATTATCAAGCGTCAGTTGACCTTGTGCTGGCCATGGACTTTTCGGAAGCTGAAACTGCGTCTGAGCTATTTGATGCAGAGTATGCCTCCGCGATGCTTGAGCTTGGCATGAGCGTTGATGAGCTGGCAGAGGCAAGCGCCGCATTGATGACTGTGTCTGTGGTGTCTGAAATGGCGGCTACGGCTGACACAAGGCCAGAAGGACTGGCCCTGCAAGAGGTTTTAGCAAACACCACGATTACCCAAGACCATGTTGATACATACAATCAAGCATTGAGTGCAGTCAGCGGCATGGCTCAGATCTCTGGCGCGTTCTTTGCAGCAAGTCAAAACACAGCTCTTACTAACAGCATCGACACATACGTTGCTGACAATAACATTGTAATTGGCGAGTACACATCTGTTGATTTTGTATTCGACACCAACGAGTACATCATTACTTGGGGTGACCAAGGTGAAGGTACAGGCTGGACGCAATACACGACTTCAAACAATAAAACCGCAGACGAGTTGTACGACCATGCCCAAAATCTATATGGCCAGCCGTAAATGGAAGACGTTGAAATCAAAGCTGGCGGGTTTACGCTTCGAGGTTGGTACATTGCTGCTGCTGTGCCTCTGTTATCTAGCCTTAGCGGCGGCATTTGGTATGGCTATGACGCGATTTCTAGGTTCAATGGATTAGAGGCGTCTGTAATCGAGGTGCTGGACGCGACTTCGCGAATACAAGCCATTGAGCAGACGTTGACGCAAAATAACGTGGCTGGGCTGAACACTCAGCTCACGCAAATCAGCACGCAGATGACCAACATTCTTGAGCAGCAGCGCACGCTCATGGATCTGCGTTCAACAGTTGAGAAGGGCGCAACTGTAACTGATGGCATTGGTGACAAGCTCGAAACATATGACATGGAAATCGAAGACCTGTGGAAGGCTTTTGATGACCTAGTGAAAAATCCAATTAGATAGGAGGCCGCCATGAGCGACTATGACCTAAACGGCAACGGCGTGATCGACCCGGAAGAGAAGGCGATGAT